AGCTTGGGCACGTAATGTTTCCGCATTTATTCTGGAGGTTTCCTCGTTAACTCTCGCTTGCTCTCTCTGGACCCTTTGAGTCTCCGATTGTTCCCGTTGTTGCTCGGCTATCTTCCTTGATTCCTCGTTGCTTATACGTATAGTCTCTTGCCGCTTACGTTCAGTCTCGCTGCTCAACCTGTCTTGCTCGGACATATCTCGTTTCGCCTCCTCATCACTAATTAAGTTATTTAATGCTTCAATATTATTTAACGCATTATTTACCAGATTTATAACAGTCTCGCATTGGGCAGCGGCATCTATGGCTGGTTTTTGAAGGAGGGCTATCTCTTGCTCAGTAAAATCTGAGAAATGGAACTTGATCTCGTTTTTCTGCTCCTCGGTTAATTTATCGTAGCTGAGGGAAATATCCTTCGTGGGGACCAATAACTTGTATGCGGAATCCGGCTCCCTGTTATATTTAGCCTCTATACCTTCAGTGGTATACCTTAATATCGGATAGTCGCCGCTAACAACTCCACAATCGAAAGTAAGCCCATTCGAGAAAGAGATTATAAGGTGTTGGTTATTGATCTCGATGTGGGTAATGGAGCTATAGACTTTTGCCTCATCTATAAAACCATCTGTCGCATTGACGATATTTTCCGCACTCACTTGATAATCGGTTTCTGTATGGTTAATGTTAGAGACTGACATCAATCTTATCTTGGGTGACTGAACGATGGAATACCATTCGCCCTTATTGGGGATTTGATCAATTGAATGCCAGACCTTATTTGTTGAAGGTTTACTCATTGTTATTTCTTTTTGTGTAAACTATAATATCCTTGACCGCATTGACCCCGTTTGGTGTCGTGACGAGTATTTGACAGTTTCCGGTCTTGATCCCGGTTATAATGCCGCTTTGGGTGACAGTCGCTATGGACGTATCAGAGGAAGCGAAACTTATGTTCTTGTTGGTTGTGTCATCTGGAGAGAACAAGACTGTCAAGACCATTTGCTCTCCAGCTTCTAATCGATTGTCTTGTGGTAATATCTGGATGGCATCGGGACTAATTATACCGTCATCGATCGTGGATGATTCATTATAGGCAGGCTCTGTCACGTCTTCCTTATCATCTGGAACATCACTATGGTTGGTGAATGGAGGAGTGATGACCTTTTTCTTGATCCAGTCGGCATACTTGTAGCTTGATGTTATCCTGAAATATATTTCATAATCAAGCCAGTACGCTTGCAGCATATTAGTGGATTGTGGCATGTCAAAGTACATCAAGTTGCATCGTTCCTGAAGTGCCTCCTCTTCCTCTTTTGCATCTTGGATAGCCTTGTTCAATCTCTCCGCTATATAAAATGGATAAGTCTCCCAATTCACGTGCTGGTTGTCTAGCTTGTTGAGGATAAACCTTATACGGATGGTACCACGACCTTCCCCGATACGTTGCTGGGCCACCAGAAAATGAACATTCGTAAATCGTATAAAACAAGCAGGAAAAACGGTCTCGTATTCAGTATTGGTTTTACTCATGATTCTCTCGAACTGACCGGTATCTATGGCTATTGTTTTAAAAAGGGGAGGACTTTCCATATTACCCTCTTCTTCCTTCACGGTAAGGATTGCTCTTTTGATAGCTTGAAATACATCGCCTAATGTGTTCTCATTGTCTGTAAGCTCACTATTGTCTTGCTCATCAGAACTTCCTTCGCTTTCTTTCGTTAAGAGTCTTGGTTTGTATTTTTTTATCATATGATGCTTTTTAATAAGTTATATAGTATCAGTTGCGCTTTAAGCTCAACCAAAGGGGAGTCACCCATGAATTTACGTTGGATGTTTGGAGGCCATGTTCCTGTGGGATCGTTATGGAAGGCTGCGTAACTTTTAAATGCGTCATTTCTTCTTCCATTAGCACGGAACTTGTTTTCATCCGTATAGATCATCAACCCTCCTCCTTCGTATAGTTGGTAGGAGATAGAATCTTTCAAATCCCCCGTTTCGTTCATTAACTCATGATGATAACGATGTTCGTTTTTTCTAAGAGGCCAAAATCTACCATTGTCGCCGGGAGCTTTCTTTAGGTCAAACGACCTCTTAAATTCCTTGACATATTCTTCCCCTATTTTCAGCTTGGCCTTAAATAAGCCAGACGCAAATTTGCTAGGGACTATTTTCCATTGATTTAGCATGTCTTGAAAAGTGATATCTATACCATTCATGTCAAATTGTATTTGGATTTGATGCTTGATGATATGTTTTTCATGGATTGAATAAGATTCTTATCCACGGTGAAGTATGGGTGATCCTCTCCGAATATAGCTCCACCCTTCGCTAGGTTTTGCTTGAACACAGGATTAACTGCTTTATCTATAATAGAACTTATATCGGGAACATCCATATAGTTGGGTCTCGTAAATGATTCCACCAAGTAACAACGGCATCTCCAATCGATAGGGGGGATCAGCCATTCAGGAAATTGAGATTTAGGATAGCTAAGTCCTTCCAGCGCACGATGAGAGTCACGAACACGCTCGTCCCCTTGTGTCATAAACATAAGGGTTGTCTCCTCTGGTAAAGTTATCCACCATGCTGCTATAAATGAAGCGTAGTCTATGTCCTTATTTTCGGTCTTGGCGTATACATTATTATATAGATAGAAGATCTCTTCCGGACCGCTATCCTCGTCTTGCTCCTCTATATCCATATATACTTGAGTCTCCTCTGCCGTGGCAAAATCAATCAAGTTGTCCAAAGCCGCAACGAGAGCTTTCCTTCTCTCGATCTCTGAGGGCGTTAGATATGTCTCGTTGTGATTTCTTACTATATCCAGCGCCTCGTTAAAATCTATACCAAACCTTCTCACGCAATGTCCAAAAGCGAACATGGCCCGAGCCTCGACAATGTCTTGAAACTCCTCTAGGTCTATGGTCTGGTTGTCGAATTTATCTAATAGTTGCTCGAACAAGAACAATAAATACTCGTACTCTTTCTCGGTCTCATCATTAATTTTAGTCTCATCGAATATCTCGTCTTCCATTCATGACCTCCTGTAAATAGTTCGCTACGCTACTGCTGCTCCTTCTCCTATAACGTCTTCTGGATGCAGGGGCAACAGTACCCATTGATCCACCAGCCACCACGTTATCCTTATCATCGACTTTACCGTCATCATTTATATCGTTCCATCCAGCGGGATTATTAAACTGCTTCTTTACAACAACACCAAATTCCTTTGCGATCTCGTCTGGTTCTATCTCATATTTATCTGAAAGAAAATCGTAAAGATCTATCTTGCTCTCAACGCTCATCTCCAATCCTCCGGAATATTTAAATTCCAGTCCATTCTCAATATATCCCATAGCTACTAGCCGTGGAATAATCTCCTCGTTCATGGCATTCTCAATATATTCCCGATAGACCTTGATGCGGTCTCGGAAAATATCTTGGTGGGCTTTAGTTGATCCTACATAGGATTGTGTCGCTCCAGCCATAGACTCAGAACCTAGAATCAAATTTGACACCTCGGCGTTAACTAGCTCGATAAGGCTCGTATAAATCTTCTCGCTATTGGACATAGTAAAAGCCTTGATGTCTATGTCATCATTTAATCCCGTCACGATAACACGATTGGTTGCGGCAGATGCGATATCGTTGGCTAGTCTATTTCGATCTCCAAGATTCTCACTCTCCGATTTACCATGGATAATAGGTTGTCCATATGTATGGCTGAAATTTATGTAGTTAGCCAACGTGAATTTCTTGGCGAGAATCAATGGAGTAGTGGCTGAGAACAAGCCTAGATCACCAGAGTTTATAAGGATATAGTTCTTCTTATATTTAGGAGTCTCAAGGTCCCAATTAGGAAGCCATATGCCTTGACGTTTCAATACGGTCTTTTGTTCAGGCAATACATTGCGGCGTTCGATGAGATTCACGTCATTCAGTTTTCCTGTAATAGGATCGATTGTTGGATTAATCTCAATCAACGTATAACCATACAATTTAGATTCAGCAATGCCTTTGATGATCTTGATGAATTGGCTCCCTTGTATTTTCTTCGTAGCCTCCACATCACGGACATATTGACCATTAGCATTTTGTCTTGCCAACATATATCTTTCTCCGATAATCTGGGACTCCAATGTCTCTAAGACACTTCTTATGTGAGCGTCCTGTTGTACACATGCCTCATATAAGTCGATCAATCTTGATCTATCATCCAAGATCACTCCCTTGACAACTTGAGAGCGAGTCGATTTATATCTGCAATTCCTTTCGATCTCGGACACATATTCCTGTATGGTCTTTTTGCTTGTCCGGAAGATACTCTCTAAGGTTTGCGAGTCTATTTTCCCTTGATTTATATTCTTGTCCATTAGGTTTTAGTTATTTATGAAGAATAGAGGCATCTTAAGTGAGTTGTTTTGAAATAGAGGTTCTATGATATTATCCAATATATATTCAAATGCCTATTTTGTTTGTTTTGTTAAACACGATATTAATATACTTAAACGTTTCTGTGGCATTACATATAAGTGATGAATAATTTTATATATCGTGTATTTATATTTTATGTGCTAATAATTAGATGGATATAAATTTATAATAAAAAATATATGTATATCTTTGCATCGTATTAATAATAACAATAAATAAAAAGTATGAAAACTGAAAATTAATGTACGGTTTTAATTACTTTAGCGTTCAAGGAAACTTTCGGTCCATTAACGATAGGGGACAGGAGGAAAACGCTAAAGAGCTATTTTTAACTGAATCAGCAAATTTTTGTGATGCTGAAACCACGGTCTCGGAACTGCTAAAAGAGACTACTCAATTTCCGGATACTATTGATATCCCAAAGATCAATAGACTGGATAAGGTGAAAAACTTGCTATATAGGGATATTCTTCAAGTTGAGAAATCAGAGAAGAAAGGCTATATGGAGTATTCAATTGATAAGGAAAACGGTGTGATATTGTTTTCCGCAAAGGTGCAATTCGAGGAAATATCGGGAAACAAGGTCAAAACCACAACCGAAATTTATCTCGTTCCGGCTAAATCTACCTCAGAGGTCGAGAAGCACCTTAAGGCTCATTTAAAAGATAGTGTATTTGATTACAAGATTCCGGATGTGAACGGGACTAAGTTCGATACCATATTGGTATTGGAAGAGACACATCGAGATCTGGTGAAGGATTATGATCTGATTAAAAATAGATTATAATGTACATTCCTCAGTATTTTGAGGTTCAGGAATTAGTATGCCCTCATGTTTGCAATAAGTGGGGGCATAATCCGAACTTCATCTGGAGCTTCTTTGATCCCCATTTACTTGAAACACTGGACTTTCTGAGAGAAAAACTAGGGAAACCTATTTTTGTAAATAGCTGGTCTATAGGGGGAAGCTTGTCACAACGAGGTCTTCGTTGTAATCTATGTGATCTGGTTAGATCTAAAACCAGCATGTCTAAAATATACATGAGTTCGCACATCTTGGGAAAAGCTTGTGATTTTGATGTTAAGGAAATGAATGCGGCAGCGGTCCGTAATTGGATCATGCTTCATGCCTCGGAACTTCCATATCCAATATCACTGGAGGATGGCGTATCGTGGGTACATCTAGATATGCGTGAACAAGGTAATAAAAAAATCTATCTATTTAAAGCGTAAAAAATGAGCACTAAACATAATTTCGAGGCTTGGTATCCTGAGTTACCAGATTTATTATTCGGTCAAGTGATGGGAGTATCCGTATTCAACGCTACGGCTTTTATGAACAACAGAGAAGTAGATCAATTTCAATGCAGCATTGATAATTATAAGGAAACTTGCTCTGTTATTATTGATCTATACGCAAGAAAATTGGGACTTGATAGTCCGGAGCAATTGTTTTTGACTGATGATAATGGAGACACTATGATCCACGAGGTTCTCGCCTTCTCCTTTGTTGAGTATATTGATCCTGCGTTCTCTGTCTATATGCACGATAGGATGCACGAGCTGTTCTACAACGGGATGGTAGTATCTGATAACTATTTGGCAGTAGCCGCTAAGAGAAGGTTGCCGAAATCGGTACTGGAAAAATTGGTATAAGTATCGTAAGATGGCAAGACCTATAGGATTAGGACCAGAAGTAAATACGGTCCTAATCTTTGAACCTAATTTTAACTTGATAGCCATTGTATCTAATTCGTATCAAGCGGCTAAACTAACAGGGTCATATCAACCAGCTGTACACATGGCGATAAAGGGTGGATTAAAAACTACGAATAGCTTGTATTTTAGATCGGTACCTCCCAATATGGAAGTCTATATTTCGGACTTGTATTCATTAAAATTACAAGAGTTTGACCAAATGTGTGGATTGGAGAGATCCTATGAAACCCCAGAGAGATTATTAAACAGAGCAAAGAAGTATAACAAGGAAACAACTATTAAGAAAAATGACAAACGTAAGAATCTTAAATAAATCAAATAATTCAAACCCTGCGTATGAGACACTAGGATCATCTGGAATGGATGTAAGAGCTTTTTGTGAAGAAAGTATAGTGATTGAGCCGAACCATAGGGCACTAATCAAGACAGGACTTCATGTTGGATTACCGACAGACTATGAGATCCAAGTAAGACCAAGGAGCGGTTTGGCGCTGAAGAAGGGTATAACAGTTGTCAATACTCCGGGGACAGTGGATGAATCTTATAAAGGCGAGATAGGTATAATTCTCATAAATCATGGAGATGAGCCTTTCGTGGTCAACAGTGGTGATCGCATAGCCCAGTTGGTATTGCAAAAAGTCCCTAAGATCAATTGGATTCCGGTTGATACTATAGAAGAATTGGGAGAGTCGGAAAGAGGAGAGAGTGGCTTTGGTCATACAGGTGTGCAGTAGTGTTAAATCTAATATGTAATAATTATGGAGAATAAAGTAGTATTATCAAAAAATAGTAACAGTGATGAAATCAAAGCGTATTTCTTAGAGGTGTCCAGATTATCCAAATCTAATGAAGAGTTTCCTGTGGATTTGGATGATGTATGGCCTCTTGTCTATGAAAGAAAAGACAACGCTGTTAAGTCTTTAATCAAATATTTTATACAAGGTATTGATTATCAATTAATCCGCCAAAAAGCGGATCAGCCAACAGGCAGTAAATATGTAAATAAATATTTCATAACATCATCATGTCTTGAATTTTTTATCGCTCGCAAGATTCGTACTGTCTTTGAAATCTATCGGCAGGTTTTTCATAAAGCAGTTATCAACTTGTCCTTGCCTAATTTTGAGGACCCTGTTGAAGCCGCCTTAGCTTGGGCTGAACAATATAAAGAGAAACAATTAGCACTTCAGAAAATAGAAGAGGATAAACCCAAGGTTGAGTACTATAACGAGATGGTAGAGAACCGTGATTACTTTACCATATCTTCTATTGCGATTGAGCTGAAAGTGACAGCAGCCAGTTTGAATAAGTTCCTCTTGGATACTGGATGGTTTACTAAAAAGTTCAGCATTATTATCGCCGATGATGAGCACAAGAGTTGGCAATGTGATGTTCCTTATTATCAAACCAAAAAGGATGGAACAAAATACGTAATGGCATCTCTAGTAAGATGGAGTAAGAAAGGCAGAGAGAATATCATTAAACTTTGGAAGTCTAACAATCAAAAACAAGAAAACGATGTTGAATTATATTAAGAATATCATAAAGAGAGGGAGTTTTGAGTTCGCTGGAAACAGCGTAATGTATATAATCAACAGCGTAGACAATATGATGTGGTTCAGATTGTCGGATATATGCTCCGCTATAAATGTAACGGATTGGTGTAATCCTAAACACAAGAACTACTTGATGGGTAAGGGCAAGCTGGATAATAAGCGAAGGATTTTATTCACCCAATCCAAAGTGTACGCTTGGGGAATCAACGAAGAGGATGTTGTTTGGTTATTGGAGGAATATGCGGAGACCAATTCCACTAGAGCTGAGTGTGCCTCTAGACTATTGAACATTATCAAAAAATTTATTGAGAGAGAAAAAGGAGCGGAGATGAAAGTGGAAGGACCAAAAGAAACAAATAATGTATCAAGCTATAAAAAAGAACTAACTAATTTTCCGGGTATATTTAATTATAATGGGAACAATATAACCTTTAAGACTGTCAACAACACAGTGATGGTCAATGCTACAGAAATGGCAAAAGGTTTTGACAAAAGATTTCCTGATTGGATACGATTGAAGTCCACAAAAGAATTTCTATATGTATTGTCTACCATAAAAAATAAGAATAATAGTCGTCGTGCAGATCTGCACGACGGTATTCAATATGTTAGTTATAAAGAACTTAAATTCGTTATGTCAGGCGCAAAAGAAAATCATAGCCTTATTTTAATTTCTCAAGGAGGTCAAGCGCAGGGAACGTGGATGCACGAGGATGTAGCTTTGGAGTTCGCTCGTTGGTTAGCTCCTGAGTTTGCTATCTGGTGTAACGACAAGATTAAAGAGTTAATCACAACAGGAA